AGCCATTATGGGAGTTAAAGCTAACATTAATATATTCATAAAAATATCTAAAATGGGATTTAGTATTTGAAATATAGCATTTAATGCTGGTTCTAAAATATCTATAAGCACATTTACTATGGGCATTAAAGCACTAGCAATTTGCATAAATAGATCTTGAATTTTATCTTGTACCGCTGTAAATTTTTCAGCAACTGAGGCAGATTCTAATTGGTTTAAAAGACCTTTTTCAGCAAGTTCTTGTTGCTTTTCTTCTGTTAATAAACCTTTTTCTTTTAATCTGTTATATTCTGCTTGGGCCTCTGACATAGATTTAATGTTAGTACCAAATGCTTCTTGTACAGATGCTAGTTTTTCTTGCTCAACTAAGGCATTTGCTAACTCATCTTTAGTCATGCCAACGGCAGCTGCAATTGCTTCTTGTTCTATGCGATTCATATCACCAAACTCAGCAGCAGATCCTACTTGTTTTGTAATTTCTTTAGCAACTGTGGCTAAATCATTATCTAAAGCCGCTTGTCTAGCCTTTTCAAGATTAAGATCTTTACCTAATAACAATTCAGCTTCTAATTCTTTAGCTATTGAGCCTTCAAAATCTAGTAAACTATCAGCAATGCTTTCTACTTTACTTTGTTCAACACCTAATAATTTAGCTTGATAAACTTGATTAGCTAATTCTTTAGTATTTCTACCCGCAGATAATAGTTGAGAAGCTGATGCTTTGCCTAATCCTTCTTGAATTTCTTTTACACTTAAAGCAATACCATTTTGGTTATTTAACTCCATAGTAACTTCTGTTACATCTGCTAATTGATCCTTAATGGTAGTTCCAGTAATCATAGCATTAGAAGCAAACATACCCATTGCTTCAGCAGATAATCCTGTTCTTTCTGAAATTGAAGCAAATTCGGCTGCAAATTTACCTGAGAATTGGACTGCTGTACCAAATTCTTTATTTAACGACTGTTGAGCTGCTACAACATCTTTAGTACTTACTAATAAGTCACCTGATAGCCCCGCTGCGTCATTAGCTCGTTCTACTAATTTTTGTCCTTCGGCTGCGGATACTCCAAATTCTTTTGCTAACTCTCCAGATGATTTATCTAGTTGAGTAAATGCTGAAACTAAACTTTCGACTGCAAATGCTAATAGGGCGGCAGGACCTAAAGCTTTAGTTAAATTTTTACCTAAATTCCCAGCAAGGTTTTTTGCAACTTTAAATTTATCACCTAAACCTGAGGTGATGTCTCCTGATTCTGTTAGTTTTGAGGCAAATGATCTTGAATCTGCTACAGCATCCTTAATACCTAGTTTTTCTTCTAGGCCTCCCAGCCCAAGGTTATTTAAAACTGATCCAAGATTATCTGCTACATCTCCAAGTCCTATACCAGACTCTCCTAAATTTAAAGCACTTTCTATATTCCCGGCTCGACGTTCGATTTCGGCCATATTCTCAGCTTCAGCGTCTAATTCAGCATTAATTCCTGCAAATATGTTTCCTAAATCTAAAGCAGCTTGTAAATCATCTTCTGAGATGAGTCCTTTTTCGGCTGAATCTACTAGTGCATCTTCTAATTTTATTCTACCTGCTAAGGTATCATTAATAGCTTCTTCACTTCCTAAGGTAGCTTGAAGAAATTGTTCATATTCAGTTTGTAAACTATTTGTAGCATCCGCAAGTTTAAGTTTACTTTTTTGAATACTCTCAAGAGTTTTTTCTCCTGAAATAACGTCGGAATAACTGTCTGTTATCCCTTTTGCTGCACTTGCTACATCTTCAAACGCTTTAGCAGTTTCTGAAGCTGTAATAGAGTTTATATTTAGTGCTTTAGATGCTTTTTTAACTTCACTAGTATAATCCCTAGAAAAGAATAAAACATCTCTTTGGGCATCTGCTAGACTTAAAAGTCTTTTTAAATTATCCTCCTGAGCACGGCCTGCCTTTTCAGTTTCCTCTCTATACTCTTTTGCTTTTTTAGGATCTAAAGACATATTAATTGTTTTGGCAATAAATATGCAAGGGTATTATTTTTTAGATGTCTTTGTATTAAAAGTAGAAGATTTAGACGATTTAGCATAATCCGGTAAATTGGATCTATCGGGGTTAGCTAAATCTACATTAGTTTTACCAGATTTAGATCCTTTTGAAGATTTTTTATAAGCATCTGACTGTTGTTTTCTAGCTTCTGCTATCTGTTGATACGTAAATTTACGTAACCAAATAGGCATATCATATATCGTAAAGTAATCATAACCCCCATTACCGTAGTAAACGATTTCGTGAATTTGAGTAAATAAGGCTTTTCGATACTTAGGCGTCAGGCCAAAAAAAGTTAACGGTCACTGGAAGAGATGCTTCTTCCAAGGTGCCGTTACTACTCTCAAATGTAAATGTTAAATCAATGTCTGGTTGGAAACTTTTAATATATTCCCTTAATGCTCTAGAGTCTCTGGCAAGCATGTAATTATCTACAAACTCCCTAACAGCGGATTTTTCTTCATTTCCGTCTATTGAGGTAATCATATGCTTTAATCTAGTAGATAATTCAAATGATCCAGTTTTATCAAGTCTTTTAAGCCCTTTAATTTCTTGCTTAATTGCTTTATCGTCTTTATTATTAAGTAATTTAAACTCAATAGTAGCTTTAGTAGTAGGTAATGTAAAAGAAAATTTATTTATACCTTTTTCTAATTTAGACTCGTCTAAATATCTAGGTTCTAAAGTTGACAGATCTACTGTAACTTCTTCTTCTTTATGAATAAATGTATAGTCTTTACCATAACCTAAAATACGTGATGCCACCATTACTGCGTTTTTATCGCCTACTATAAGGTCATCATAATTGATTTTTGATACAATCAATGACTTCATCAAACGATCTAAGACCGTGCCATCTTTAATGTAATTTTGGTTGGTAAGAATGTCTTCTTCTTTAGCGGTCATGTACTTCATTTCGATAGTACCGCTAGATAAGGGATTATCTTCGGGATAGATTAAACCTTTTGAGGGTAGTTCTACTACCTCTGTTGGGAACTTAAATTTTTCGTCACTCATTTTAATAACATTTTGTTTGATATAAATATATAAAAAAAATGAAGGAGCGCATTTCTGCACTCCTTCTTTTTATATAATATTTTGGCTTATATTAGAAGTTCAATACTGCGTAGTCAATCGCAAGTGTAAGTGAAATTTCTTGAACGGCATCAACATTTTCGTAGTTATAATCTCCGAATTGAGCTGCAGTAATAAGAGCGCCTTTAAGCACCCACTCAGAAACAACATCACCTACAGGACCCAGTACATTCAGTGTTAAATCCTTTTTGTAGAAATCGGAATACCCGTCTCTACCTGTTACAGATTCGTGTCCTAAACGTACCCACTCCATGACTGCTTGAGCACCAGAAGGTGTAATTGGATCATAAAGTGTTAAGGTTACATCATCCCAAGTAGTTTTACCTTTTATATTACGCAGAACGTTAATATAATTTAAGGTAATCTTATTTTGGGTAAGACCTATTGATGATAATCCTCTTACCATGTAAGTAGGCATTCCATCCATATATAGTATGAACCGATTTTGTTGTTTGGGTTCAAATGCTGTGAAAAAAATTTCGTTTGAATCTAATACTGCCATTGTTGTTGTGTTTATCTATAAATATCAGAAATATTTGCCTTTTATTATTTTTTATTAATATCCTCCTGCTGATGCTCCGGCTTCAGGGAATGAAGCTCCAGTTGGTTGAACATTGAAGTTAAGAATTATAAATTCAGCTGTCTTAGTTGGTTGTAAGTACACCTGTCCTACTAATTCATTCCTATCAATTACTGCAGGAGTATTGATTGTTTCATCCATTACTACCTTAAATGCGTACAAACCTTGTCTTTGTTGTACTGATTCGAGGTATGGGTTTACAATTGCTAAGAAGTTATTTCTAGTAGCTACTGTGTTTTGTTCGAAAACAATATTACCTGCTTGCTGGTCTAAGAATTGCTTAACAGTAATTAATAATCTTCTAACATTGATACGATCTAATGCTGACGCTTTAGTTTGTAATGTTTTCTGACCAAATACTACAACTCCTGATCTGGGGAATGCTGTGATTGGATTAACCTTATCAGCATATAATGTGTCTCTTGATGCTTTTGGTAAGCTTAAAGATGTTTTAAGTACCGTTGGTAATGCACCTCTATTTAGACCCGCCGGAGCGAACCAAGGCTCACCTACCTTGTCATTAAACGCATATACTCCAGGAATAAACGTTGATGCTGGCGCCCACTTTAACCTTCCAGTGAGTGGATCACTGCAGTATAACCATGGGAAGTAAGCTGTTGCATAAGAATTATTAATATTTTTAGCTTCAGCAACTGCGTTTGCAACTGTTGCATCACCATAATCAGTTAAGTCAAGTACTGCTAAAGCATCTGCTCTTGCTTCAGTATTAGTTAATAGTATATTTAATTCTGCTGAATCGTCTTTATAATTTAATCCAGGAGCAGCTATTGAAGTGTAATTAAATTGTGGGTCATTTAATAAGTAGAAAGACTGGGTGTAATCAAATGCTTGAATACCCTGTATGTTAGTAGCTGAGGCTATGTCTTTACCAAAGAGAGCATTTGCTGCAATTATACCTGTAGCTCCCCCAAATCCTTCTGAAAGTGCTCCCGCTGATGTATTATGAGGGATACTTCCTGTAGGGCTAACTAGAGGTAAATCATTTCTAACATTTCCTGCACTATCTAAGTAATTTGGAGTTTCTTTAATGTCTGAAACATAAACATATTTACTAATATTTGGGAAATCTCCATCTTGTACTACTTGAGCTGATGTAGTTCCGGTATTAGCAATAGTTTGGAATTGGGTACCAATTGCTTTACCAATAAAGTTAGTGTCAAATGGGTCTAACGTTAGGTTATCATACTGTTCAAGAACAATCTTATTATTGTCATCATCGTCTCCTCTTCTAATAACAAGTGTAAATGTACCAGATGCAGTAGAGGAATTTCTTATTTCAAATCTAATATTTTCTTTACTACCTGAGGGAAATAAACCATTTGCATCGGCTGCAGTAGTAGAACTATTTTGGTCATTACCTTGGGCGATTGTTTTTAAAATAAAAGAAGTGGTTGAAGCCGCACTACCAGAAACGCTAGCGGTTGCAGAAGTATAAGTTCCATTTACTGCCCTACTAACTAAAAGAGTACTACCACCGTTGTTAAAATAAGTGTAAGCAGCAGTGCTGTTAAAGAAAGAGTATTGACTTTGACCTTGTGCTACGGTTCCACTTGTAATTGTAGTACCAAATTTTGCTACGTAATCGTTATACGACGTAACTACTGTAGGGACTTGTACAGGACCTTTAGATGTGGGGCCTACAATAGCAGCTCCAGCTTCAATAACCCCTTGTGGGATAAATGACTGGTCTGTTTCATTAATATAAATGCCGGGAGAGACGATGTTGTTGTTTGCCATGAGTTGTTCTTATTTATATTTTGTTATAAATATTTAATTTTTTATCAAAATTTAATCAGTTTTAGTAAAAACTCCAGAATTTAAATCTATCGAGCCATTACCGTATTTTTCTGTTAAATCTTGTCCAGCTTTATTTTCAGCTTTTTTTAATTCTTCAATTTGTTCTGTTAAACTTTCTTTTTGTAACTCTAACAATTGAATGTTATATTCTAATTGACCTAAACTATTAATAATATTAGATTGGGTTTCTTGTAACTGTGTAAGAGTGGTTAACTCTTCTTGTGATAACTTAATTTGTTCCATAATTTTTATTGATAAATATGTAAAAAGAGGTAAAAAAAAGCCCTTACCTAGAGTAAGAGCTTCTTTTATAAAAATTTATTTTATTAAAGATAAATCTTAAGTTCATCAAAATTAGAACCAGTTCTATATAATTGGCCAAATGTTAAACCTGCTGAAGAGGTTGGGATTGAACCTGTATCGAACATAAATTTATTAGAATGGAATTCTACTAAGTTTTTTCTTTGAATATTGGAGACTCCAGTTCCATTACCAATAACCACCATCGCTCCCGATCCTGATAGATTATATTGGCCTTGAACATGTTGGTAATCGGCATCTGCTATAGTATCTCTACCTTCAGCATGTGAATACTCACCCTTTGCTACAGTTCGGTAACCTTCAGTGTGAGAAGCAGAGCCAGATGCTTCAGTACTGTAACCTTCAGCATGAGCCCAAGTCCCAAAAGTTTGTGATGCAAATCCTTCAGCATGTGAGTATTGACCTTTTGCTATAGCCATTATCCCCTCAGCATGTGACTGATCACCTGAGGCTGACGTTATAGATCCTTCAGCGTGGGATTCTGCACCTAGTGCCTTAGTATTATAACCTTCGGCATGTGAGTATCCACCTTCTGCAAGAGTCTGTCTACCCTCAGCGTGGGATGATACACCTGCAGCTTTAGTGAAAACTCCTTCAGTATGGGAATAATCTCCTGAGGAAGTTGTATTATATCCTTCGGCATGTGAATAAGTACCAGCTGCCACTGTAAGTGCACCGTGAGAAAAAGATTTATTACCTGTTGCGGAAGTACCTACCCCGAATGCTACTGATTTATCTCCAGATGCGGTAGATCCTGTCATTTGTAACTCATCATTTACATTTAGGGGGTTTCCTGGTGTATATGATTCAAGATTATTTACTTTAAGGGTGCTCATATTTTTTATTTATTGATAAATATAGGAAAAGAGGTAAAAAAAAGCCCTTACCTTTGGTAAGAGCTTCTTTTATAAAAATTTATTTTTATTATCCAAGTGAAATTTTAATTTCATCACGGAGAGATCCTGTCCTATATAAGGCTCCTATTACTCCTGGATCAGAAGTTGGTATAGATCCAGTGTCAAATACAAATCCTACTGATCCCGAACGGAAGTCAGCAAGGTTGCGGCGATTTGGGAAAGCACCATTTCCAATTACAAATACACTGCCATGGTTTTGGTTCCCGATTTCGTTATATTTTCCAATACCTACTTGATATGGACGAGACAGTTGGATGTGATCTCCTAAAGCAAAACCGTATGTTGCACTTTCACTTATTTCACAAGTAAAACCATGGGCTGAGCCGTATTCGCCACGTACTCTGTTCAAATATCCATGGGTCCAACCGTAGTTTGCTTCTATTCTATTTGACGCACCTGCAGCAATACTATACTGAGAGCCAGATTGTATTTTGTTCAACCTTCCTCCAATAATTGTTGAGCTAGATCCTGAAATTATCTGATTTGATGACCCTCCAAGAATAACGGATTGGGGGGAAAGGAATGCTACTTCATTAGAAGATCCTCCTACTACAACGGTCTCTATACCTTTACATTCATTATAAACTCCTCCAACAACCGTAGAGTATGAACTGGATGCTATGTTTTGATTTCCAAATGCTACTGATTTATCTCCAGATGCGGTAGATCCTGTCATTTGTAACTCATCATTTACATTTAGGGGATTTCCTGGTGTATATGATTCAAGATTGTTTACTCTAAGGGTACTCATGTTTTTATTTATTAATAAATGTTAAAAAAATTAAGGAGTTATTCCACTGAAAGATCCTTCTGCTATAATGTAAAAGTTCCCATCACAAACCTCAATAACAGGTCCTACAAATTGGTGATTAGATCCTTGGGGAATCATTACATCATTACATAGAACATTAGAATTACCAAATCCAGCAAGCACTAACAATAAATCTGACATGTTTACAGATCCATCAAAGTTAAAATCACCAATAGATCCTATGGGAATATTAGTGCTACCAAATGCTGAAAGTAAATTCAATAAATCGCCGGCTGCCCACCCCCCCGTAGGTTGATCTGCTTCTGGGAGGGGAATAGTAAATTTAAATCTAGAGTTAGACTCTGAAGTGAAAGCAACTATATTAGGAGGGGTTGGGCTAGAAATATCTCCTGAGCTACTATTAATAAAGTCAACATTAAGTTTATAAAAAGATCCACTATTTATTACATTTGTAACTTGATAATTGTATGTATGAAGACTAGAATTTAAAAGCCCATCAAATTCAGGAGTCCATGCTATGGTAGCAAATTGGTTATTTGAAGCTGAGGTTGCTATTCCCTCAAAAAATACGCTAGCAGAGGGGTTTGGAGTTAAATTACTGTATCCTGTTTGGGATGATGTGCTAAAATTAAGGAAAGTAACACTATTAGGATTATAAGTAAGAAGCGAAGATGAAATTACAGGAGATATATCATTAACTTTAACTTTTATGCTTTGGGGAATTGGGCTTGAGGTTCCATCAAATGAGTATCCATATAATAAAGTATCAGTAATAGGAGGAAGAGGGGCACTTAATGGTGGGGGTATAGTATTAGTAGAGCCCTGGTGAGTTATAGATCCTGTAGAAGTTTGGGAACCCGAAATTTCAAATGATCCTGTAAATGAACTCGAGCCTTCATTATCGAATGATCCAGAATTACCGAATGATCCTGTATTTGAAGTAGATCCTGTTATAGAAAGAGCAGATCCTTGTATAACCATAGGAACTATAGAGGCTCCAATTTGAAAAGAGCTTGTTGTCATATCAAATAAAGCGACATTTGAAACTAAGTGTCTAACCCTACCAGGGGCAGAAGATTTCATTTGTACAAATGTAGAATCATCAGATTCGTGTACAATTTGTTTAGAATCACTTGTACGGAGACTTTTACCTGCCTTAAGGTTTACTACATCAGATTTAGTAAATTTAGTAATAGCACCCGAGGAGTCTACGAAATTAATGGAAGCTGTAGATACGTAAAGTTCTTTCCAAGCTGAAGTTGCTGAACCTAATTCAAATGAAGAAGTAGTTTCAGTATCCGATGAGGATGGGATTAAGTTTCCCTTAATAGAAGTACCAGCAGCTGTAATAAAATTATTAACAGTTATTTTTTTAGTAGTACTACCATCATTAATTATTATTACATCAGAAGATCCCGTAATTTCTCCTGAGCTAGCGGCGGTTAATTCTGATATTTTTACTGTACTCATGGGGTTATTTAGATATAAATATTAAAATTGTAATTCAGTTGTTAAAACTAAGCCATCTTCAGTAGTAAGAGTATTACCATCCTCCCCTAATAATTGTCTAGCTAATAAGGGATCAATTATTNNGGGAGG